ATAATCCGGATGCAGCGGATTTATTTAACGGCGAAAATAAAAAAGCTTGCAAATAAAAAACGTCAGGAGTATATTTAGGCTATGAAATTAAACGAGGCTATGAAATTTTATCCCGGTCAAATGCGAGTTAAAACTGGAGGCAATATGCAAAAAGTAATTTTAGCTTTGAAAATTATTGCGGGATTGCTGAATGACTTGGTGGCCGAACTTGAATTGGCTGAACAACCGGCACAACCGGAAACCGAACAATCGAAAGCGGAAACCAGTGAAGGCCAAACGCCTAACGCATAAAAATGCCGTGGGAAAAGCCGATAAACGGCTGGCAAACCTAAAACCGCCCTTTGCCCCTGGACACGAACCCACGCCCGGGGCCGGAAGGCGTCCAGGTACTCGCAACTGGGCGGTCGTTTTTAGAGAACGCTTTGAGCGCGGGGAAATAACGCAGGATGAATTGGCAGATGTTTTGATTAAAGAGGCCAAAGGTGGAAATGTAAACGCGCTGGAAAAAATTATGGACAGGACCGATGGCCGCCCTATACAGCCTATAGCAATGCAAGGTGAGCTTAAAACAATTGCCGAGACAGATGAGGCAACGCTAAATGTCGAACTCGAACGAATTAAAGCGCAAATTGCTAATCTCGGCGGCGGAGATAATCCAGGCAAAGATTGACCGGCTACACGCCCGCAAGGACACGCTCGGCTTAATCAAGTATTTCCACCCTGAATATATTTTCAATCACGTACACCAAGAAATTTCTGATACTCTCGATAAAATGGAACGCGGAGAAATACGAAATCTTCTTTTACTCATGCCGCCTCGCCATTTCAAAACAGAAATTGTCTCCCGATATTTCCCGGCTCGCATCATGGGCAAGTATGCCAACCAGCAGATAATGGCCGTATCGCACACCGCTACTTTTGCGGAAAAAGTAGGCGGCGAAGTCCGCGATATAATCAGCAACGCTAAATTTAAAGCACTGTACGGAATTTCGCTTACTCAATCAAGCCACGCTAAAAGCCTTTTAACCACTACCAACGGTTGCGAGTATGGCGCTTACGGCGTAGACGGACCAATGATGGGCGCCGGCGCCCATTGGTTAATCATGGACGACTTGCACAAAAACAGGCTTGAGGCAGACAGCGATTTAAGCCGCAACGGAGTAATCAATTTTTATCAATCCACGGTTTACTCGCGCTTGATGCCTGGGGCCAGAAAAGTTTTAGCAATGCAACGTTGGCATGAAATGGATATTGCCGGATTTTTGAAAAAGGAAATGCAGGACGGCGGCGAGCGATGGCACGTTATCGAATATCCGGCCATAAACGAAAAAGGAGAGGCGCTATTCCCGGAATGGTTTAGCTTGGAAGCCCTGACGCAAATTAAAAATACTATCGGCTCGCGTGCATGGTCAAGTCAATATCAGCAACAGCCAAACATTGAGGGCGGCAACATCGTACAGCAGGGCTGGTTTAAATATTTTGAGCCTGACGCGCTTGGCCGCCTGGACGAAATGATCCAGTCGTGGGATTTAAAATTCAGCAACAAAGCCAACGAGGGAAGCTATGTTGTCGGCCAGGTGTGGGGACGTCTGGGCATAGATTATTATTTGCTGGATCAATTCCGGCGGCGGGTAGGCTATACCGACACCAAGCGGGCAATTATTGAGTTAAGCGAAAAATGGCCGGACGCCAAACGCAAGCTCGTTGAGAATAAAGCCAACGGCCCGGCGCTTGAGGATGATCTGCGAACGGAGCTAACCGGCATTGTATTGACTGAACCGGACGGCGATAAAAAAGCGCGATTGTATTCCGTTACTCCGTGCATGGAAACCGGCCACGTTTTCCTGCCCAACCGCCCATGGGTGCAGCATGACTATATCCCTGAAATTATCCGTTTCACGGGAAACAAGACAGAGATAAACGACCAAGTGGATTGTACTAGCCAGGCGCTGCATTATTTCGAGGAACGCAAGGGTGGCGCTAACTCATTCCGGGCTATTACCGTGAGTAACAAGCCCGAAACTCCCTCCACACCTAAAAATTTCTTAAATAGTGATTGACTTTTTCTTTAAAAGTTTATAATACATTGAGCATCGGAGGCGATTTGATGCTCAAACGCATTTCTTTTTTCCTACAGCGCACGCTGCTCGCCCCGCTATTCAAAAGCTATATTGATTTTCGTCTGCATTATCTCGCCAAAAAATCCGCCAACAGTCAAATAAGCAAACCAAGCCACCAACGTTTAGGCGTCGCGTTTATGCCTTTCGGAGATTTAACGCAAGCTAAGATTTGCAACGATGCGTACACCGAATTTAATCCCATCCGCTTTAGAGGCGATGCGTCCAGGGGCGCGGGTATGGATTATTTGCCGGTCATGGAAATACCCAAAGAAATAAATAGCGGTTTTATTCCTTGCGCTTCGCTTCCTCAAAAGGCGTCTACCGGATCATCGCACAAGATGGCAATCAACTTTGACGGCATTGACTCGCAAGTACAATTTCCGGCCTACCTTTTCCAGCACACTGTTTTTCTTTGGATTCAAATGCTGCTTGAGTACACAAGTTTCTTAGACGCGAAACGCGAGTGCAACTCACTTTATAATTCTTTGAGAATTTATCAAAATCAAATGGAGTTTTGCGAGTACGGAGTTTATCCGCGCGAAGATACCGGCCACCCTGACGCGCTGGAAGATACAGAGCTTGATAAAATAGGCGCGGGATTTTTCAAGCGCCGTCAATTCAAAGAGTGGCGAACCTATTTTAACGACATGAAATTTATCACAGGCAACGTTTACATAACGCTGACGAATAAATACTTTGCGCTCGACGGCAAACCATTTCAGCAATTTTGTATCTTGCCGAGTCAGTACATTGTGCCTAACTTTGGCGACCGGCTGGAAATTGATGCTTATTATTACCGGCCAGGAATTAAAGTTTATGCGTGGCAGGAGATTGATCCCGAGGATTTAATTCACTTCCGCGCCTCGCCAAACCCTCGCTTGCCGATCTTGGGCATGGGCGTCGTTGAAGCTAACCGCAGTTCAATTCAAACTTGGCTTGATTTAAAAAGTTTAGCCTCGCACATGGCGAACAATGGCGTATTTCCTTCCGGCGTTATTGCTGCTCGCGAAAAGTCAGGGTTCAACGATGCCGACATGGTGCAAATTGATAATCAATTAAAGGCGCTTAATTCCGGCAAAGGCAAATATAATAAAATTCTCAAAATACCATCTGCCGCCGAGTGGATTGAAGTTAAAAACGGAATGGACATGGAAACGATCTCAAAAGTTTCAAGCTACTGCGATTCTTTGGTTTATTCGGCGTTTGAAATACCGCCTCATTTTTGGGTACAGTCTGCCGAGCATGAGCCGAAATATGCTAACATGGAAGCGGCGCTAAATACATTCCGGCAAGGTCCAATTAATTCCGCGTGGCTTGATATTAAAGACGTGGCGGACGAAATATTAACCGCACTTGGCCTTGACGAAAAATACGAATTTAGGTACGCGCTGAAATACGAATCAACGCGGGCCGACATGCTGGCCGACGTGATTAACGGGTTGATGAAGCCTGAAGAATACCGCGAACGCGTGAGTTACGGCTACGATGAGGATAACTCACCCTTGCTGCAACAGTATCACGTGATAAATACTACCATCGCGCTTGAGCACGCGCTTAATAATGCCCCGCTGGTTGTGCCTACCAAGCCCGAGGCTGGCGCGGGTCCGGGTAATGCAGCAAACAAGCCCAACACGGTGCCGATGCCTGGGGATGCAGCACCCGGCTTGTCTGCCAAGTCTGCAGGCGTTGCCGAAAAAGGCAGGCCTGGAAGCGGGCGTTACCCGGCTGTTGACCGCGCTGAAAATGGCTGGCGTACCAAGGCGGCCGGTGGCTTTAAATCGCAGCCTGTACGCGGAAAGATAACCAAGGCGCAGGGCATGTCAATCGCTGGCGATGTGCGCCGGTTGACGGTTGCCACGGCTACGCATCACGCGCCGGAGATTAAAGAGAAAATTAAGGCCGCGCTCAAGGCACAGCATGACCGGATTAAAGCCAAGTTATCTCTTGCCACTGCCAAATGGGAAGTGCTGCCGAAGAAAAACGAAAGCAAGAAGGCCGCCGGTGTGCCTCGCAAGGAAATTAAAGTTATTCTCGCGGACGTTTTCGACACGGATAGCGAGAATTCAACTATGGGCGATACGCTGCAGAGCGCCTATGCCGCTGTTACGCCCGACGCCACGGAAAATATGACACAAACTTTCGGCATGAAGCCGGAGAAATTGAGCGACACGGTTAATCTATTTGGCCGCGATAATGCACCAAAGGTCAACGATACCACCAAACAGGCGCTTGAGGATTATCTCAAGGACGCCGCTAACGAAAATTTAACGCTGACCGATACGGCAAACGGCATGGCTGACATGTTTGAATTCAGCGACGCGCGTGCGGAGATGATAAGCCGGACGGAAATTAAGCGTGCTTTGGACCTGGCGAATACTGATTTTATGAAAAATTCCGGTGTGGTGAAAACTTACCAAGTGATAGGCTGCAATGAACCTTCCGATGATCCCGAATATTGCAACCGTGAGGGAATAATGCCGGAAGAGCTGGACAGCTTAGAGCCGCATCCGAATTGTGGCGGTTCGCTGGTTCCCGAAACTTTCAATGAAGGCGGTGTCGATGATGAGAATGACTAAAGTTTCCGAATCACCCATTGCCGCCCTATATGCCAAGGGTTCGTGCAAAGTGTGCCACGGTTCCGGGACCGCCGGATATTTAAACCGGCAGCCGTTAGCCTGTAAATGTTTGATGAAGGCCATGAAAAAGGCAAAGGATGAAAAAAATGCCGGACAATAACCTGACCAATACTTTTGAGGAAATACGCGACCCGGAAACAGATGTGGTTATTGATTTTAAAAATGTACGCATACAGGGATGGGCTTCCACGACCGACAAGGACACGCAAGGCGAGATTATTTTGCGTGATTATTGGATGCAGACACCTAACTTGTTTGAAAACTTCATGCAAAATCCGATCATGGACGTAGTGCATAAAGCCAGCCCATCCAATGAGGGCGGCCAGGATATTAAAGCCGTGTGCGGTCAATGGACGCTTGTGGAGTGGCGGGAGCAAGGCGGGTTATGGGTTGAGGGCATAATCTCCAATTCCCCGGAATGGTCCTGGCTCCGCTGGCAGATTGTCGAACGCAATATTCGCATGCTTTCAATTGGGAACGAGTGGATCAAGCGCAATGGTAAAAAGTATTGCACTAAACTAAACGAGATTGCCATTGTACCCATCGGCTCAAATGGTGCCGCTTTCATGGCCCCGAGTTTAAAGGCGTACAAGTTTTCGATTGATGACTACCGCAATTTGTTTCCGCAGATTGAAAAACTATCTGACGAAAACCAGCAGGTAGCGTTAATCGAAGAGTACGGCATAAGTTTAAAATCCAAACAGGAGAAAAAAAACATGGCAGGAAGCGCAAAAAAGGAGCTTGCAGAAATGCACGCCAAGCTTACCAAAGCCGCCGAAGCCGGGAAAATTCCCCCCGGGTTGAAAGAAGCGTGCAAGGCAAAGCTGAAAGAAGCTCAAGCCGAAGCCAAGAAAGAAGCCGACGACACCGAAGACACCGCCGGGTTGATTAAAACCATTGCGGAAGCATTGGGCGGCGGCGAAGCGGAGCCGGACGGCGACGAAGGCAGCGGCGTCAAGAAAGATGAGGCAAAGAAAGAAGATGTGAAAGAAGGCGAAGCGAAAAAGGAAGATGCCAAGGAAGCCAAGAAGGGAGATGAGGCTGAAGGCAAAAAGGAAGGCGAAAGCAAAAAAGCGGCTACTGCCGAAAAGGAGATTGAAAAAGTGGAAACCGGAGAAAGCACTAAAGCCGCCAAAGGTATTGCCGCCCAGGTGGAAGCCGGGGCCGCTGCCGCTGCGGTGCGTGGCTTCAGCTTGAAAACGAAGGCAATCAGCGGTGAGCATTATCACACGAAGGCTCTGGCTGACTGGATCGAAAAGAACGCATCCAAGGGCAATGTTCACATGACCGGCGACTTTGAGGTCGGCATGGATCACACCCCGGCGCAGTTTGAAGAACTGGCGCAGCGTGGCGTGGCAATCAAAATGCAGCAAGAGCGCGGCGTAGTTTTGCCGGGCGGTATCACACGCGGATTCAGCCAAAAAGCGTATGTGGCCGGTGTGTCTTCGGACGGCACCGACGGCGGCGCTTTCCAACCGCAGCAAACCACCACGGACTTTTTCTTGGCTCCGTATCTGGAAAGCCAAGTTACCCGAAATTGCCGGGTTGTTACCATGACCAGCAATCAGGTGAAAAGCCCCTCGCTAATCACCAAGCCCCGCAGCTACGGTCTGCCCGCCATGGGTTACGGCGGCACGACCTACGGGCCTTCCGGCGTCGTTTCGGCTGGGTTTTATCCGAATGTGATACAAGCGTATCCAATCGGCTGCATTCAGGAACTTGGAGACAGCTTCCTGGAAGATGCAGTTGCTAACCCGATGGCGGCCATTCAGCAATTGACCGACCTGGGAATCATGCAGGACGCGGAATCAATGGTTCTCAACGGCAACAACCTGATTGACCCGACCACGCAGAACGCCACGGGTGGCGCTCACATGGACGGTGCTTTGTGGGGCGCGGCTACGGCTTTCGCGCAGCCTGACCAAGGCACGGTGCCCCCAGAGTTTTTCGCGGCGGGTATTCGCCATCATGCCCTTGTTACCAGCACCAACGCGGCTACCACCGTCGACCTTGGCGCTTTGATGACTGCCAATGCCAGCGATCCGACGTATGACCTGGCGCGGGCGATCATGGAAATGACCGCCAACCTGGACAAATACGCGATCAAGCCGTCTGACGTGCTGATCGTAGTTGACCCGGCGCTTTACAACGCGATCCGCACCAAGCCCACCTTCCTGCGGCAGAATTGGGCCGGGAATCAGTGGACCTTGGACGGCGCGGCTTTGAACGCATTGGCCGGCTGGAACTTGGTTCCTTCCGAAAAAATGCGCGGTCCGAACAATGAATTGTTCTCGGCCACGACCGGGCTGTACGACGGCAACACCGCCAAGCACAACGTCCTGGCTTTTTACAAGCCCTGGGCGTGCTTCGGTATTCGCAACAGCGTGGTTTTCAAGGTTTGCGAAGACCCGTACCAGCAGGGAACGATCTTGAAAGCTAAGATGCGCTGCGGGTTCGGGATTTCGGATGTTACGACCACCCGGCCCTATGCCGTGTGCGGAATTAACGCGACTGTGTAGTTGCGAGAACGGGGGGCGGTGTGTCTGCGGACCGCCGCCCCCACTTAAAACAGCCGAGGCGCTAAATGTCAGAAGTTTTGCTCAATCCATATTGCACGCTACAGGAAGCCCAGGATTTTCTAGAAGATTCTACGCCTTCGCATGTTGACCGGATCACGCGGGCAATTAACGCAGCGTCTAGGTATGCCGATTCAATAACGGCAAAAATTTTCTATAAAAAGTCATACGTGGCGGCTCCGATTATGCCGCCCATGGCGGGCGCTGGTAATTGGGTCTGCAGACCGTCTGCCGTTTACACGCAGCCCGCGTATATCCAGGCTCCCTACGCGCCAATTATCCCCGGTTCAATCGCTTTTACGTTTGGCAGTATAACGATGTTCGAGGGAATGGATTACACCGTTGATTATGAAAACGGCATGATAATGCTCAACGCAATTACCGGGCAAGGCGTGGCTGGCTGGATGCCAAACGTTAATTTAATCACCGCTGACGTGGGTTATGACAACGGCACAACGCCGTATGATAATACCATGCCATCGCCGGACATTCCGGGCAGCATCCGGTTTAACATTCCGCGCCTGATACCATTTTTCTCGGGATTGTGGCGCAAGGCAATTATGGCCGACGGCAGCGCAGCCTTTTTGAATATGGGCCAAGGAAAATTACCCCAGGATATACTCGATCTATGGGAGAAAATTAGGCAGGGGAGAAAACCATGAAAATCAGAATGACGGGAACGCGGGGGCTTAACGGGGTAGGTCCGGGGCAGATATTGGAAGTGTCCGAGGCTTGCGGACGCGCCTTGCTTGATTTGCATAAGGATGACAAGGTACGGTCAATGGAAGAATACACCGGAGAGGAAATCGGTAAGCCAATTATCGCGCCCAAGAATGAAATTAACGGCCTGGGCGGCCCTATCCTGGGCATGAGTGCGCCTACGCCGGCCAAACGCGGTCCTGGGAGGCCCAAAAGTGGGGCTTAGTTTCGAGATTGACACCAAGGGTATGGAAGAAAAAATTGCCCGCGTAAAAGCTTCCTGCGGCGCCGAGGCGCAAAAACAGGCCTTGGACGTTTTCGGTTTAAAGGCCCGGACTGACTTGGTGGAATTAACCCCGCACCGCACCGGCGGCACGCAGCAGCATTGGCAGATACGCCGAGAAAATGACCAAAGCGTTACCGTATTTAACGCTTATCCGGTAATGGACTTTTTAGAAAACGGCACGAAAGCACATGACATTGAGCCGGTACGCAAAAAGGCTTTGTTTTGGGATGGCGCAGCGCATCCCTGGCGCCGGGTGCATCATCCAGGCATGGCTGCAAGGCATATCACTAAAAATTATTGCGACACTGACGGACGCTGGCGTTTTGTGGCGATGATCCAAGGAATGATTGCGAGGGCCAAAGCATGAGCATGGAAATAGTAGACGCCATTAAAGCCCTTGAAGGCCGCTTAACCGGCATTTCGGGCGTTAATTACCTGGGAGAAATTGAGATAGGGCAGACTTTTTCCCTGGATAATTGCCCAGGCGTGGCGCTTAAACTTAAGGGAGTGGGCAAGTTTACCCCGCACGCGATGCCCACCGAGGCATTTGTTGACCTGGAATTTACGGTCAAGCTATTTGAAAACGGAGAGTATGGCGAATACAACAGCGACAATTCACGCGGCAGCATGGTTTTGTTTCAAAAAGTCATTGCTGCGATAATGGGCGGAGCAACCGGCGACACCGTGGCAGCTATGGCATGGTACGAACCGCCGACAATCACGCCTAAAGACTATATCCGCAACGTTCCGGCGGGAATTATCGAGCAGGAATTAAAGGTTGTCATTAAGACAGCCATTTTTGACACTAAAACTTTGTGAGGTGAAATAAAATGAACCGCAATTATGCTCAATCAACAAAATCTTGGTGTGGGCTGGCCTTTGCCGATCTGCAGCAGGTTTGCAAAGACCCGGACCAAATTGTAGCCGTGAAAACTCTGGGCATGACACCGGATAAAAAGTGGACGCAAGCCGACGTGATGACCGGCACAACTGCCATGCCTGACGGCTTCCGGCGCCCAGGCGCACTGTCTGTCAAAGGCAAGATTGACGCCGAGTTTTACGCCGAAGGGGCAATCCCGCGCCTGATTGCGGGTATCATGGGAGCGCCGGTTATCACCAAAAACGGGGCTACCGCTGCCTATACGGCGGTTTTCAAGCACGGCGACGCAGTAAACTATCCCGAGGGCTTCGCACTCACCGAAGTCATGGACAAGGACAACGGCGACCAATTCAACTACTGCGGCTGCCAGGTTGACGGCATGACCCTGGATTTTTCCAAGGATGAGGCTATCAAGTTTTCTGCTTCAATAACTGGCAATGAAGGAAATCACGGCATAGGCACGGCGGCCACGTCCACATCAAGCTCGGCAATTTCGTTTCCCGTTACCATCGGTGCGGCTGAAAAAATCACAATTGCGGCCAACGGCGGCACGGGAATTGATGTTGCCATTACCGCCGGAACCTATACCGCCGTGCAGTTGGCGGCCATGGTCAACGCAAACATCCTGGCATTGGCTACCCTGCAAAACGACGTGATTGACAAGCGCCCGGTTGTGGCGGCTTACGTCAACAGCAGCAACAAGCTTGTAATTTATACCGACAAAAAAGGCACGGGCGCTACGCTGCATGTAACCAATGGCAACGCCGATATTGACTTTGCCTCGCCCGTGGAAGTGGCGGGAACGGCCACGCCGGTTATTCCTTCCTACCCGGTAATTATATCCACGACCAAGAAGCTGCAACCGCTGATTGGCACGGGCGCAACGGTGCTTTATAACGGCGCTCAAATACCAGCCGAGAAAGTGAAAATTGACTTCAAGAACAACTTCAAAAAGGATAATTTTTTGGGCGTCAATTATCCGATTCAAAATGTGCTGAATGGGCGCTTTATGATTACCGGGTCCATTGAGTTTAAAGTAACCACCGACAATCAAGCGTATTGGGATAGCTTCCTGAATGATACGGCTGCGGCTTTAGAAATTGACATGGAAACCGGCGTACTCATTGACACCGGGTACAACTATGGAGGCAAGATTAAGTTGCCACTGATCAAGCTGACAAAGAACGACAAGCCCAAGTCGGCGCTGCCTGGCGCAATCACGCAAACGCTGACTTTTGAGGCGTATTATGACGCGGTTACGGCAACGGATTGCGAAATTGATTTGACCAACAGCGAGGCGGTTTTGTAAATTGCACATCACGCGGATGCTAAAAAGGGTAAAAATAGGGCGGCAACTGTTTATCATTAAGCAGTTGTTTCCTATTGACTTTTTGGCGTCCGATGCTTGGCCCTGGAATATTTATACCGTGGGCGATGAGGGCCAAACGGAAGAAAACCGGGCTGACCTTTTCGCTCACGGTATCAAACCCAAGGAAATTGTCGAGAAAGAACGCTCTGAATCAGAAATTAAATTTAAAATATTTCAGCTAGGTATCCAAAATCCGGTTATTGACGAATCCAAATATAAAGAAATTTGCGCCGATACCGCCGTTTATAATCGGTTGTTGTTTGAGCTTTACGTTTTGGCCTATGGTCTGAATGACAAACTCAAACTCAATTTTGACAAACTCGCCCATGTGATGCTTATGGCCGAACTCACGAAAGACAGGGTGTCTCGTAAACACCTTGAATGGATTTATGCCAAGGCGAAATTTGAAGGCCGCGAACCATACGCAGCCTACACCGACACCGCGCAAGTCCTGCCTGAATTATTCCATCCTCGCCGGTTCAATTTTAATCAAACTGTTTTTGTGGTTGGCCGCGAAATGGAAATAAAGCTGGCCGAAGAACAAGCGAGGCGGCAAGCCAATGGGTAATGACAACGAAGTATCGGCAAAATTCACGCTTGAGGATAACGTTTCAAACGCTCTGGACACAATCAAGGGTAACCTTGATTTGATGTCCGTGGGTGTGGTTGCCGCCTTCGCTGCCGCCTATGAAGCGGTAGCCAAGTTTTTAGAGGGTCTAAATAAACTGGTTAACATTGCCGCCGATGTCCAAGACACGCAGGCCGAGACGGTGCGTATCACCGAACAGGTGGGAACGTCAAGCGGCATAACTGCGGCAGCCATTGAAAACCTATCCGAAAAAGTGGCCGCACATGTCGGCTTAGAAAAAGATCAAATACAACAGGGCATGAATTTACTTTTGCTAAACCCGAATATCAAGAGCGGATACGACCAAATAGCCCAGGCGGCGGCCGATCTTGCTGCACAGCAAAATAATGGAAAATTGACGCAGGACGGTTATATGTCGAGTATAACCGCGCTAAGTAAGGCCTTAGAAAATCCAGAACGCGCTATTAGAATGTTGACCAGCGCTCAAGTGTATTTAAGCGATGCTCAAAAACAGGCAATTAAAGACGCAATCGCAGCAGGAGACACCGATAAAGCGCGCGCCTTAATTCTCGAAGATATTCAAGGCAAGGTGGCGGGCGCAGCCGAAAAAGAGGGAACATACAATTTTGTAAAGCAACAAGCCATTGCCGCCACAACCAAGCTGGCAGAAACAATTGGGGATTTTCTTTTGCCCACTGCTTCAAAGCTGGTAACCGGCGTAAAGAATATGATCGACTGGTTTACCAATTTAATTAAATCAAATAAGGACGTGCAAAATGCGATGCATATTACCGGCGCGGTTATTCTTTCGATTATTGATCTTTATAAAGGAGAAGCAATA